CAAAAGCCCAAACTAAGAAAATAATTACTGAAGCACACAAACGGTATAATGCCAAAACCAATTAACAATGTTTTCGATCTTATTAATAACATTGCTTTTGATAGTNAGCCTGTTGATATTAATATTGCCGATAGCGGACTTTANTCTCCGTATATTACGAACAGGTATCTTACTCATATTAATCCTCAAATTACTCTTCTTGTTAACAACACCGTCAACAAATATGGTATTGCGTTTAGTTCCTTAGATCATTATAAGTTTATGTTTAACTTGGTACCTAAGACAAAGCGCAAATTTATTCGTTACATAAAGAAAAAAAAGGCAGATAAAAAAGAATGCAAACTATTATCCAAACGATATGAATTATCTGAAAGAGAAATAAATTTGTATTCAGAAACATTTGATGTAAATATAAAAAAGTATGAACAGTAAACAACAGAAAGCATACGACGCTCAGCTAGATAAAATGGATCTGACTGATAGTCAGCGTGAAGCGTTTGATCATTCTCCAAAACGGAGTTTAATTGATCTTGACACATATCAGAATACAGATCATTTTAGTCTACATGGCTATAGTTTGAGTAGAGTAATGGATGACATTGTTCTTGCTCAATATGTCGATCTATCTGATGATGGTACTACTATTGAACGCAACGGAATTTATATTCCACTATCCCAGGTACAAAAAACCTGGCGACTCGCGAAAGTGATTCTTAGTGGACCGATGTGTAAGTTCTGCGAACCAGGCGATATTGTCTGTTTTCCGGATGATAAAGGTGTTAAGGTAGACAACATTAATGTTGCTGGTCATGATGAGCCGTTGCGTAATTGTTTATTCTTAAGTGAGACCAGATTCTTTGGTGTTTGTAGTGCACTAGATCAAAATGATAGTAGGGCTGAGTAACTTAAAAAGCATACTACTCGATAAAGTATGTGAAGTAAAGTTTGCTCGAAGAAATCCAAAACCCGGGCGACCTTCTACTAGAAGAATGTTGTGCACTAACAATGTACAGCTTCTCAACTCAGTTGAAGGTCGCACTGTATTAAATTATAGACCACCACGTCAAGCTCCTAAATATAACCCCAATCAAGAAAACTTAATTATTACATGGGACATATTAATGCAGGGCTTTCGTACAATAAATTGCGATACAGTAGATCTTATATCTACTTTAGACGCAGATGAGACATTCTGGACATACTTGTCTCAAAATATTGCGCCAATGTCTGCAGAAGAAAAAATGAACTTCATGAATGTATGACCCACGACTTAGTTGAAAAAACCTTAAAATCTTTATTACAAAGCGAAGTAAAGATTATTTCTAGAAAGCGAGTATTAGGTACTGGCACGATACTTTTGTATGAACTAAAAGATTTTAATATTAAGCTACATTTTAGTAGCGGTAAGAAGGTTGAAATCTTGTATCCGTTTAATATTGTAAAAAAGAAAAAGTTCGTATATTTCGACTATAGTTTATCTCATATACATCAAGACGATATTATACAAAAGGTACGAACTCAAAACATGGTTAAAAATCCTCGTAACAAATATTATGACTTGCTTCTCTCTATAGAACAGCTATAATATTAGTCATGGGATTAAAATATTTTCCTAAAGGCTTCAAGCCTTCCTCAACTCAGCAGTATGCTATTCCTAATATTGTCGATGCATTCAAAGACAATAAGTTTGTAGTCATACAAGGACCGACTGGGTGTGGGAAGAGTTTTATCGCTAAGACTATTGCTAATAGTCTTAATAAGCCACCTGCGCGACTTACTAAACTAATTCATAGTTATTCTGCCTTTGAAACTAGTTGGGAAAATAATCGTAGAGTGTATGAGTACGCAGATGATTTTAATGGTAGTAAAAGATACGGTACATCTATTCTCACTACAACCAAAGCCTTACAAGATCAGTACATAAGAGATTTTGATGATGTAAAACCTCTTAAAGGTAAAGGTAGCTATATTTGTAATATAGACGACCGTAGTACTGCTGATGCTGCGCCATGTGCTTTTAGCTCTAAACTAAAAAAGGAATGTTGGGATTGTAATCGGTGTGATTATTATGAATCTAGAAACAAATCGATTGCTGCTAAGATTAGTATTGAAAACTATTCGAGCTTTTTTCACAAACCAGATCATTTAAAAAACAGACAACTAATAGTATGTGATGAAGCATCAGAACTAGAAAACGTTATTGTTAGTCGGTATAGCTGTAGCATTGAGTGTGGTAAGCTGAACAAGTATGGTTTTAGTTTACCGTATAGCACAAACCGAAAACGATTTTACGATAATCTATGTACATTATACTCTAACCTTGAATCGAGGTATGTAGAACTTTTGCGCATGCTAGATAAGCATCAAGATACTATTAGTGAAGATCGAAAGAAAGAGTTTAAATTCATTACCGACTTAAAAGGAGACTTGAGTTTAATCGCTGATACATGGAGTCAATCTGAATATATTATTCACTCTGTCTATGAACGTAATAAAAAATATATTAAACTAATCCCTAAAAAGATAGATAATCTTGCACAGCATTTGTTTCAATATGCAGACAAAGTATTATTAATGTCAGCTACGTTTGTTGATTACAAAAGCTTTATGAGAGGGTTGGGTATACCCGAGCATGAATACAAATATATAGATCTACCATCAACGTTTGATCCAAAAAAATCTCCTATCTTATTTGGTAACTTTCATTTATCAAAAAAGAACTTAGAGAATAGTTTTCCTAAAATTGTTGGGTGTGTCAAAGAAATATTACAAGAGCATAAAAACGATAAAGGGTTAATACATACCCAATCTAACAAGATTACTAATATGCTTAAAGATAATATTAGATCGAAACGTATTTTATATCGTATTCGAGGTGATAAGGACAATATAGATATACTCAACGAACATCTAAATACAGATGCTCCTACAGTTTTAGCAAGCCCTTCAATGAGTTTTGGTGTTGATCTTAAAGGAAACGCGGCCCGGTTTTGTATTATTATTAAATGCCCATGGCCCGACTTAGGAGATGTTCGTATTAAAGAAATGTCAAAGAACAACTATAAGTGGTACTCTAATAAGATGTTTACTACGTTTATTCAGCAATGTGGTCGTTGTACGAGAAACGAAAATGATGCTAGTATCACTTACGTATTAGATGCAGGAGGTATCAGAAAATTAGTTCCGGATTACCTTAATTTATTGCCAAAATATTTTATAGACCGGTTTGTTTAATAAATATTTATAATGAAAAATCAATACTATGGTTTTGAGCTGAAAGATATGATAAGGCAGTTTATTACTGCCTTTAATAGTATTGTAATAAACAGATACAATAAAAGTAAAACTGTTGTAGATCAGCTCAAGGTTGGTTTTTATTACGGACCTAAAGAACGTGCGCTTCATGATGTAGTCAATAAAGCAGGTTCTTTAAAGCTCCCAGTTGTTGCTGTACATTATACTTCTATTACTAGAGACCCAGATAGAGTCTTTAATAAGATTCCAGGCTTTTATTTTAGTAAAGCACCAACAGTAAGTGGAGGGGCTCTTAACTCTGATCATTTAAAAACTCCATTACCAGTTAATGTTGGTATCAACATGTCTATTATGACAAAGTTTCAAACAGACATGGATCAAATTATTAGCAACTTTGCTCCTTATAATAATCCATATATTATAATGAGCTGGATTATACCTACATCTCAAAACTTAGCTAGTAACTATGAAATTAGATCAGAGGTATTATGGTCAGGAGATATAAGTTTAGATTATCCTATCGAAGTATCTAGTACTCAACCTGCAAGAGTTATTGCTAATACAAGCTTTACAATTAAAGGTTGGTTATTCAAAGGACCCGCTGCTGAAGATACTAAGAACATTTTCACAATAGATCAAAAATTTGTCCCTGTAAGTGGGTTTGATTATGAGTAAATTTATAAACTATAATAGTACATTAACCAACGTTACGTCATTTAGCGCGAACTTTGAAACAAGAGAACTATCCGCTAGACCAGAGTTTACTGCTGATAACACCTATACTACTCTCGCAAATGGTTTTTCTGGTAGTAGGACGTTTACTGGTTATGGCTTTGATTCAGTAGAAGGAGTTCTTTTGAGTGCTACTAATGATGCTTTAGTGTTTACTAGCGCTGCAAGCGGTAAATTTGTCAATTGGCCAGTATCTGGTTTTACATCAATTTCTTCTTTATGTGACGGTGCAACGTTAGATCCACCACTTTCAGGACTGCTTTTTAGCGACTTTACCTTAAATAACTATAATAGTATGACTGTAAATTTCCCTGAGCTAACAGCAACAGGCACTATTGATGTTATTGCATTAAATGCTGCTGGTTATGGGAGCTTAGTGAAGGACATAAACACAACAATAACAATTAACTAGTATGGACGACGGAAAAAAAGGAACATTTGGTAGAGGTCTGCAAAAGTTTATAGCTAATAACTTACCGTACAGATCGCCAGCAGCTATTATCGACGATGTCGCGGCAGAGAACCCTAAGTTTAAAGAGTTCTATAAAGCAGGTACAGTGCGTAAAGAGTTACTCGCCCAGCACTCTGTTATTGCTCCTAAACTACCAGAAGGTACTCACCCAGTTGGTTCATTTTTAGCAGATAAAGCGTACAATGAACTCATGTACGCTACATTAGATGTAGATAAGTATCGTCGCATTAGGGATTATCGAACTATGTCTCAATTTGCTGAAGTAGCAGATGCGTTAGATGAAATCTGTGATGAGTTTTTAAACGAAGATGAGCATGGTAACATGATTAAACTCGCTATGCGCAATGTAGTTGGAGATTTTGACCCGTTAGTAAGTAAGCAGTTACATTCAGAATTTGATAAATTTATTAATCTTTTCGATCTAAAAGAAAATGCATGGGAGTTTATTCGAAACCTGTTAGTAGATGGTGAATTATATTTTGAAAACATCGTACACGAAAAACATCTTAAAGAAGGTATATTAGGCGTTATAAATGTACCTGTACAAGCAATTGATCCTGTATATGATAATTATCAAAATATGCATGTCAAAGCATTTTTACTTCGCAAAGCAAAACATCATAAAGAAGCAGACGAGCATCAAGATGGGTATACTGGTATGCAAGATAAAGATTTTATTCCAATGGAAAAAAATCAGATTACTTATATTAATTCTGGTACATGGAATGAAAATAAAACTTTCAGAATACCGTTTATTGAAAATGCCCGTAGAGCTTATAGACAGTTATCGTTGATTGAAGACTCTATTATCATATATAGGTTAGTCCGTGCACCAGAAAGACTAGTATTCAATGTGGATGTTGGTAATATGAGCCCTCCAAAAGCGGAAAGCTATATTCGCAAACTAATGCAAAACTATTGGAGTAAAAAGGCATTTAGTTTAGATGATAATAAGAGAGTAAATTCTTTTAACCCTCAATCTATATTAGATGCTTATTGGTTTCCTAAAAGGGAAGGTAGTACAGGTACAGAAGTTAATACATTACCTGGCGGCCAAAATTTAGGAGAGTTACAAGACTTAGTATATTTTGTTAAGAAGTTATATAAAGCTCTTAAAGTACCTACTAACAGAGTAGATGTCGAAAATTCTCAATATAGCGCAGACGCTAACGTATTGAGAGAGGAATTAAAGTTTGCTAACTTTATTGTTAGACTACAACACCAATTTGCTAAGGGCTTAAAAGACTCTTTTGTTACTCACCTAAAGCTTAAAAATTTATGGAAACAGTATGAATTGAAAGAGAACTCTTTTGATTTACAATTCACACCACCTCGTAACTATTTTGAATTACGTAAACAACAGATACTTGATCTTAAAGTTAATAACTTTAACACTCTCACGTCTAACGAATCTATATCTAAAGGGTATAGTCAGAAAGAGTATCTTGGTTGGACTGATGAACAGATTAAAGCTAATAGAGAGTGGTTACGTAAAGACGCTGCATTACAACATGAACTAGAAGGTATACGCAGTGGAGGAGCTGATTGGGCTGCAGGAGGAGGTGCAGCTCCTGCTGGTGGTGGTGCTCCG